TTTGACATATGGTTAGAGCTCTATGATGATCATCCTATATTTCCGTTAGTAACGGCAGACTCGGGTGCATTTGAATTCCAACCCGACATTGAAATTGATCCCAAGTTTGAGCAATTAATTAATACAGGATTTCAACAGCAACACCCAACGGATAGTACACTGTATAAGGCTAGCACTATCAACGGCCTGTTTACTATGTTACCACGATTTACTGACTTAAAGTTAACAAAAGTGTACGAAACCGACCCATTGCACATCGATTTAAGTCAGCCCATTGACCAGAATAACATACGCTTAACTATACCAGCAGATAAAATACCCGACAACAATACCAAGGTGGTGGTACTATTTTGGACTGCTAATATGTTTGGTGATGTTCGAATGCCGGTTAAAGAAACTTGGTGGGGCAATCCTATTAAAACTATACTGCCGCACATTAAAAAAGACGGTGCAGATATTACCATGTGGTATGATCGTAAAATTTGTAATTGGAGACTAAGCTACTGATGCAGGCCGTTTGTTTGGTAGCCCACCCCGATGATTGTGTTATATTTGCTTGGCCATTTATAGAAGCACATCCAGAATTTAACTGGACAATCGTTTACATGACCTACAAGAACCACGAGCCACGTGCTCAAGAAATGCGAGCATATTGGGATCGTCGTGGCATAGTTACAGCCTTTATGGGACATCAAGATGATTACCTAGATCAACAAACAGGTCGTCTTAACTTCTGGGATCCAGGCATGGTAGGTGAACATGTGCGAGTCAATGTTGAAGTACATAAACCAGATCTAATACTAACACATAACGTAGACGGAGATTACGGGCATATACATCATCAGCTGGTACATCAAATAGCCAACTCAATCGGTGTGCCAAAGGTTTACTTTGCCAGCACTTTCAATTATAATGTAGAATATAAAGTAGTAATACCAGTGGACATAAATGAATTACCACTACACAGAGAAGTAGTAGAAGGATTTCAAGATAGAAATATCGGGAGATATATAGTAACACCAACCGCAGAAAGTTTATTGACGCAATGAGAATTTTAACCCTCGAAAATCGCAGTTTTGAAATGAACGAAATACCCAACGAAATTGATGAACTTAATTTCTGTGTATTAGACAACAGTAATCCTAAAGAACCCGACTATTTTTACATTCCATTGATCTTTATGGAGTCGTTTAATAGTCCAGCATTGGTATTACGCATTGGTGAACACGTGATCAAAATGCCCGTGGACTGGCAAATCTTAATCGGAGAAAAAGACATGGGCGACCTAGAAGTTGTTCCGTTAACGTCGATTAACGATCGCGGATTTAGCGCCTTTGCCTTTAATCCCAAAACCAGTTTTCGCCCAGACTTTTATCCAGTGGAAATCATGGACATCTATCAAGATGTTAAATGGTATTTTCCAAAGTTAAAGCCAGGGCAAATGTTAGCAGTACCCCTAGAAGAAGGAATAGACGGTCCTATGTGTGTATATTTTGTCAAAGACATTAGCCGTCAAAGTGAAGTAGTAGATTATAATAAGGTATGGTAAAATGATTACATTAATTGGACACGGATACGTAGGCGAACACATACAAAGAGAATTAGCCGATCGTGGGTTAGACTACACATGGATTAGACATAATGAAACAGTACCCCAAGGTACCAAAGTAATTATCAATGCCGCGGGCTACACAGGATCACCTAACGTGGATGCCTGTGAAATATACAAACAGGAAACCATTGATGGTAATGTAGTGTTTCCTCTGCAGTTGGAAATTGACAATCCCAATATTCCTATTGTACACATCAGCAGTGGTTGTGTGTATGGCGGATATAAAGAAGGCGGTTGGACCGAAGCAGATGAACCAAACTTTACGTTTAACAACGGTAGTTTTTACAGTGGATCAAAATCCTTGGAACAGCAATTACTCAACCCATACATGAACAAGAGTTATCTGTTGCGGATTCGTATGCCCTTTGGTGACTACGATCATCCTAAAAACTTTTTAACCAAAATGAAACATTATGCTCGATTGATCAGTTATGATAACAGTCTAAGTTATATGCCGGATGTGGCTAGGTTTGCCGTAGAATGTGCCACTCAAGAAATTAAACCAGGAATTTATAACGTGGCAAATCCTGGATACAGTAACGCACGTGAAATTGTTGCAATGATGGGCATAGAAAAAGAGTTCTTTACCGAAGAAGAGTTCCAACAGGCAGTGGTTGCACCTAGATCAAATTGTGTACTAAACACAGATAAACTTGAAGTAACTACCACAATGCAAGATGTACAGTCGGCACTAACACAAGCTATACAAAAATTAAACAATGGCTAACATATACGAAAGCCCGGATGGCGGTGAAACTGTGTATGTCAGAAACACGGGTAGTACAGATAGACGACTGCATCATGTTTCATCCAAACAAACAGATCTACTTGAACAAATGCGTGAGGATCTACTGTGGAGCAGTATCAGAAGAACAGCTCGTATAGATCCTGGCTTGCAAGAATTACTAGATTGTGCTATAGTGTACTATAAATTAAAATATGACCACAGATAAATTATCAATCGCAAATGAAATGATCAAGTTCGATTCAAAGGATCGCGACTTTTATGATAGCCTTACCAACGAAGAACAAAAAAAGTTCAGCCCATTCTTAATGATACGCTGGGGTTCTGCGGTAGAGGGCAACAGTGATCTACAGGCATATTATTTGATAAGCTGTAATGACCGACTCAACAAAAATTTCTTTGATATAAACACTACACAACATAAAAAATTACAATGGTTACTGGCCACAACTGTCAGTCCGGGTATGGGCAAACAGTATCACAAATGGTTAGCCGCTAAAAAGAAAGACAGTGCCAATAACAAATCAGAAAAGTTTTTGCGAGAAGTGTATCCGCATATGAAGGACAATGAAATTAGTTTATTAGCAGAAATAAACACCAAAGATGAGTTAAAGCAACTGGCACGATCTCAAGGCTGGGACGACAAAAAGATTAAAGAATATCTATGAAAAATCTTGTAGTTAACGGTTGCAGTTATATGGAAGGTTATGCTCGCGGTAATGGCCACAGTGATCTTGCCAAACAACTTGGTATTGCCAGCGCAGAAAGTTTGGCCATTGGTGGCAGCGCCAACAGTAGAATAATCAGAACTACTGTAAAACACAGTTATCAGGCCGCCGAGCCTACTTTTTATATTATGGGATTAACTTTTGTCAGTAGATCCGAATTACCTATTTTACGAGTAAAAGATGAAGTAGCCGATTTTGAAGGGCGTTGGATAAATCCGCAAAATCAAGAGTTTGCTGATCGTTATGACCATTTTTGGAATAGGGATTGGTCAGAACAGTTTGTAAAATTCAAACTAATGACAGAAGTATACAGTTTAATTGATCGCACAGAAGATTTAATGTACAATACACTATCGGCAATACACAGTTTACAAAGCCGTGGTCATCGGGTGTTAGTGTACCAACAGGCAGACACAGACTATCATGGTTTTTTAAATACACCAAAATTACAACCCTATCAGAGTACAAAAAACATTATAGATGGATTTAAGTTTGCTGCAGTTATATATCAGCACGAACAGGGTGTTGCCAAAGAACCAGACGTAGGTGCAGGTAATTTTATTGGACCTAAGGCAGTACCGGAGCATATACGACATCCAAAGCCGGGCCAACATCAAGTATTAAATGATTTTTTAGTCGATTATATCCGCACACATAACTTATTAAATGACTGACACAACTTTTATTTGTAAATATTGTGAAAAAGGTTTCCGTAGAGAAAGTACTCTTGCGGCACATCTGTGTGAACCTAAGCGTCGTTGGCAACAGGAACGAGAATCTGGAGTACAGTTAGGACTTCAAGCATACTTACGTTTTTATGAAATAACACAAGGATCTGCTCGACTAAAAAGTTATACAGACTTTGTAGCCAGTCCTTATTATAATGCCTTTGTTAAGTTTGGTAGATATTGTCAATCTATTAGATGTATTAATTTTAGTAACTATCTAGAATGGCTACTAAAAAATAACAAAAAAATAGATAATTGGTGCAGTGATCGATTATACACAGAATGGCTTCCAGACTATCTGAAGCGAGAAGCGGTACAAGACGCACTAGAACGTGCATTACGGGAGATGCAAAATTATGCTGACGATCATCCAGACCTTAAAAACGGTTTTACAGATTATTTCAAATATGCTAACAGTAATCGCATTTGCCACCATATCAGTACTGGCCGTGTTAGTCCATGGATTGTTTTTAACTGCGACACAGGCGTGGATTTCCTTGACGGACTGTCTGAAGAACAAATCCAAATAGTACTACCCTGGATTGATCCAGAATACTGGCAACGTAAATTTAAGGATTACATGGCCGATACTGAATGGGTCAAGGACATATTGAAAAAGGCAGGATTATGATACTGTACTCTAATAGCGATAGTTACGGTGTATTAAGTACTGGCAAAAGATATTCTGATTTTATTGGGGAAAAATTAAATATTAAAGTTATTAATAACGGGCTTGGCGGATGTTGTAATACCAGAATACTACGTACTAGTGTAAGGGATCTATTGGAATTAAAAAAACAAAACAAAGAGGTATTGGCTATAATTGGATTGACGCATCCTAATAGAACAGAGTATTGGTCTAATACTGCAATCGGCAATGATGGCCATTTTAAAAGTATACAAGCTAATAATTATTTAACTGGGGATATTAAAAAGTTCAGTGATGCATATAATCGTTTGTATAACGATGAAGCAGTAACAATCAATTTGTTGTTGGAATTAATAATGTTCACATCATTTTTAAAACTTAACAAAATTAAATACCTTATTTGGAATGGCTCTAAGAATATGAAACCTGTTGATTTTTCAACTCCTTTTATAAAAAATTTTTATGAAGAAATACAAAACGATTCGAGTATAATAGATTTATTTGATTTCAGTTTTTCAAAATATTGTTCTATTATTAAAGGATATATTCCTTACGATTATAACTTGTATAAATTAGATGGGCATCATGCTGAAATAGCACACAAAGATTTTGCAGATTATCTATTAGAAAATTACTTAAATGAAATTTAAATCAGACATTGATATTGACTTTCCTGATAGAGATCGTGCGCTGAGTGTGCTTAAAACTACACCAGCAAGCATACTTCGTGATGGAAGATTGGTCAAGCACAACACAGGTATATATGTAACAGACATTCCCACAGATCCATTTACAGGCATAGCCAGTATCGACTACAAATTAGCAGAAGATCGCGGCTATACAAAATTGGATTTCTTAAATGTATCATTATATACGCAGATAAAGAGTGAACAACATCTACAGGCTTTAATGGCCAAAGAACCCGAGTGGGATCGACTGTATGATCCTGACTTTTGTGCAAAATTAATACACATTGGTAATCATTATGATTTGCTATTAAAGTGTCCAGAAGCAGTTAATAGTATTCCGCGAATGGCCATGTTCTTGGCTTTGATTCGCCCGGGTAAACGGCATTTAGTTGGAAAAACTTGGGTAGAAGTTGCCGAGTCAGTATGGTCAAAAGATGATGAAGGATATGCATTTAAAAAAGCTCACGCTGTGAGCTACGCACATCTAGTAGTGGTTAATATTAACTTACTCTGCGAACAAGAGTAATACTACGTCGCTTGCTGCGTTTTTGACTCATTTCTTTAAGACTTATCTGTGGACCTAGTTTAATGTCCACATCTTTGCTGTTCATGGTCTTAATAGAAAACTTAAATTCTGTCCAATCTGTTTTTAAGAATACGTTAATAGGAATAATCCTGTTACTTTCCCACCACCATACGTCGGCAAATTGTAAAAATCTAATCTTTTGTTCTGCATCTTTTAAGGCAGCAAAATCATAAATTGTTGTGATTTGTTCGTCGCTATTCTGCACAATGCCAACATAATCATTGCCACCGTATACGAGATAAGTTAAGTACGGGTACTTCTCTAGTAGTTGTTTAATTTCTTCCACGTTATCCGATAATATATTGTTATGCTTCTTTGTTATTTATTTTGGTTACGCACTCAGCAAAATAAATGCTAAATACAGGATAAGGACCAAACTATGATTACCGTAAAAGCATACATTTATCCGAATACTGTTGAAGTTCAAGTTTTTGATCCTACAATATTTACAACAAGGAATCGCATTGTGTACTCACACCCTATTAAAGTCTATCAAGGCATAGACAATCCCGTTCAAGTTATAGTTAAGAACCAAGACCAAAAGGCAGTGGACCTAACTGGTTATACCATGCAGGCCCATATTCAAGATCCTACTAATCAGGTCACTGTTAATACTTACGCTGTAACTTTTAGTAATATTGCCACAGGGCAAGGTACATTTACATTAGACAACAATACCATAAGCAGTTTAGAAAATCGCTTTTACAAACTAACTTTTAGAACAATTAATGCCAGTGATAATACTGAAAAGCCTGTTTACATTGATGACAATTATGGTGTTCCGTTGGATTTAGAAATACTTCCAGCTTACTATGCAGTAACCGAAGGTACTCCAAACACAGATGATACAGTATTTGACGGAGGCACCCTATAATGACCACAGCAAATGTAAATATTCGTCAATTATTATTCAAGCGCGGTAATACCACAACCACATCTACCTATGTTGGTCCTGTTGGCGAAGTAATCATTGACACCAGCCTTAATACCATGCGTATACAGGATGGTGCTACACCGGGTGGATTTCCGGTGGCACAGGGCATACAGGGCATACAGGGTAATGTTGGCCCTCAAGGCATACAGGGTAACGTTGGACCTCAGGGAATCCAGGGAATCCAGGGTAATGTTGGCCCTCAGGGCATACAGGGTAATGTTGGTGCACAAGGCCCACAGGGAATACAGGGAAATACGGGACCTCAAGGCAATGATGGTATACAGGGCATACAGGGTAATGTAGGACCGACTGGTGCACAAGGCATACAGGGAAATGTGGGCCCACAGGGCAATGATGGTATACAGGGCATACAGGGTAATGTTGGTCCACAAGGCATACAGGGCATACAGGGTAATGTTGGTGCACAAGGCCCACAGGGAATACAGGGTAATGTTGGTCCACAGGGCACAAGCGTAACCTTAGTTGGTAACGTGGCCACATCCAGTGATTTACCCGTGTCTGGTTCAGCTGGACAGGGTTATATTGTAAGCAGCATAGGCAATGTTTTTATTTGGGACACAATAACCACTGCCTGGGATGATGTTGGTCCAATTGTTGGGCCGCAAGGACCACAGGGCATACAAGGACCGCAAGGTATACAGGGTAATACGGGACCACAGGGAATACAGGGTAATACGGGACCACAGGGAATACAGGGTAATACGGGACCACAGGGTAATGATGGCCCTCAGGGCATACAGGGTAATGTTGGTGCACAAGGCCCGCAAGGAATACAGGGTAATACGGGACCACAGGGTAACGTTGGACCTCAGGGCATACAGGGTAATGTTGGACCTCAGGGCATACAGGGTAACGTTGGACCCATCGGACCACAGGGTATACAAGGAAACGTTGGACCACAAGGCGCACAAGGCATTCAGGGAAATATTGGACCCGTTGGACCACAAGGTGCAACAGGACCACAGGGAATACAGGGTAATGGTGGACCACAAGGTGCAACAGGACCACAGGGAATACAGGGTAATGTTTGACCACAGGGCATACAGGGTAATGTTGGACCTGTTGGTCCACAGGGCATACAGGGTATTGTAGGACCGACTGGTTCCACTGGCTCAACAGGTGCCACAGGCTCAACAGTAGCTACTGGGCCACAAGGCCCTGTTGGACCACAAGGTCCACAAGGAATACAGGGTAATGTTGT